TTCTTAGATGCCTGCAAACGATTTGAAATGGATAATCGAAGGGTGAAGTGGAGTAACCATAAGCTTCACAATGACATGTTTCCGTTATCAAATTTCGTCAACTACATCCATCAATACAACCTGGAATTTCCATTCCAGAAGAGTACACGTTTCGACCTTAGATTAGAAGGCTTGGATTTGTCAAAGGGTAGCGGGCAACCAGAGGGTGGACCTAAACGGTTACAACTCCAGCCAGCTATAGCCTATGCGAACTCAATATTGAGTGATCCATCAACGCCAGCCTACTACATCATGCCAGGTTACCGAACTCAAATGAGTGACCCAAAAGGTGAGCCAAAGACTAGGTTAATCTTTGGGATACCCATATCGGAATGGGTATTACAGCAAATGGGTTACCGTGATTCAATCGAGAAAACCGTTAGCTATGCTCAATCAGACAAACCTAATGTACTACCCTTCTATTGTACACCTGATCACGCTCTAAAGTTAATTCAGAACCATCTGAGCGAAACTTTACAAGTAGTGACGTTCGACTCAACTGCGTTTGATTCAACTGTGAAAGCAGATGAATTAGTTGATAGTCATACTTGGGCGGCTGAAGGGTTTACTGGTTTAAGTCATGTGATTGATTATATACTTCGTGCCCCGTTGAAGTTACCAGACGGTGAATTGAATAGGTATGGTGGGATGCCTTCAGGATGTGTTACCACAAATGGTGTTGGTGATGGAATCAACAACCTGCGTGACATAATGTTCTGCTTAGAAGCACAGAACTTACTTAGATATGTCGGCTTCGTCATGGTTAATGGTGACGATATATCTGTATTCTTCTCTACCTCAATAGATTCTTCAAATATCGAGAAAGTATCTACTATGAGTAGTAGAACAATAAATCCCGATAAGAGTGGAGTCTCCAGAGATAGTGCGTTCTTCAGTAAAGTATTTTACTGTGATAAGTATTGGTGTAAACCTATGTTTCTCGTTCTTAATTCCATTATGTTTCGAGAGCATGAAGCTGATGCTTTAACAGGAACTAAAGAGTACACCGCTGTCGTAATAGCTCAACAGTGCGAATATCTAAAGTATCACCCAAATGGTGAAAAGATCGTCCGTCTTATCAAACAGTTTGACAAGTATCCGATTGAAACTTTTGATAAGAAACAACTTGAGCCGGCCCTCAACCTGTATAAATCCAAGCATAATTGGATGGACGAGACAGGTCAGATGGAAGAAGTAGCTAACCTTCCAGAAACAGGGTTTTACGCTTCAGTAAGC